TGGTCAGGGTGTTGACGCTGGCTGCTGTCGCATTGCTCAGCGTGACCGGTTGCCCCCCGGCCGAATAACCTGATACGGGGCTGATCTCCATTCCTGCCGGCAGTGCTGCGATGGTGTCATGGGTTTTGACATCGAACACAAACGACGGCTTCATCAGCTGGCCATACCAGACGCCAGTGAGAGGTGCTGCGCTGGTGGCTATGGCGTGAACGGCCGCATTGCCGAGCTTGAAAGTTGGCACGCGAAATCAGGCCTAAGATCTTGACAGCAGCTTAATCCCGCTGGTCATGACCCCATCGCCTACCGCTAGCCTCCCGGTTCCGTTTTTCTCCCAGCTCGACCCCAGCGACGGGCCCGAGGGGTGGCGGCAGTGCCAGACCTCCGCCATCGCCATGGCCTTGGCCTACCTGAAAGGGCCGGGGATTGCGGACGATACCGACTATCTGGCCATCGTGCGCAGGATCGGTGACACCACGGCGGCCGAGACTCACCGGCGAGCCCTGGCATCCCTGAAGGTGCCGACCACGTTCCGGCAAAACATGGGGGTTGATGATGCGAAGGCCTGCCTGCTGCGGCGCCGGCCCGTGGTGATCGGCTTGCTGCACCGTGGCCCCGTCACCCGGCCCAGTGGAGGCGGGCACTACATCATCCTCACGGGTTTCGATACCAGAGGGTGGCTGGTTCATGATCCGTACGGCGAGATAGATTTGGTCGCCGGGGGATGGGTGCGGACGGGCAACGGCAGTGGCCGCAGCCAGCACTATTCGTTTCGCAACACCAACCCCAGGTGGTTGGTTGAGGGGCCCCGCTCAGGCTGGGGCTGGACGTTCCCGTGATCAGCCCTCCCGCCAGCCCCCCTCGTCCTGCACCATGCCGCCCCACCCAGGTTGCCCCGCGTCGGTGTCCTCATCCAGCCCCTCGATCGATTCCAACTGGGGCCACCGTCCCAAAGGGTTGTGCGATTGCTGGGCGCGGCGCTGCTCGATCAGGGCACGCAGGGGGGCCTGAGATCGGTTTTGGTGCAGGATTCCATCAATCCTGACCTCCCAGCAGCCCCCACCCTCTGCATCTTTTCCTACCCTCAACTGCAATTCCTGATCCGCCATGACTTCGACCTCAAATAGTTGGATGGTGCCGACACTCAGCCTAGAAACGCAGCTGAGCAGGGCCCTGGATCGGCGGACTGCTGCCCATTTGTGCCGCGACGATCTGAGCATCCTGGCTGATGGCTTGATTGTGCAGGCCTATGGCCAGAAGGCTTTGATTGATTCCCTGTTGGGCCGCGTGCGGCAATTAGAGGTGGAGCTTGTCCTGGCCCGTGATGCTCGCCCCCTGCAGCCTCCGAGCGATGAACACCAGCAGTGGGCCAGGGACGTGCTGCAGAAGTTGGCGTGATCACGCCACCGGCCCCACGCGATGCACTTCCCAGTAGGCGCCACGACCTGCATGCGTTGTGGCGTCAATCAGGCCGTGCCTTATCAGCGCCGAAACGCGGCGGCTGACGGTTGGTTGGCTGCAGTTCCAGCGGGCCTGCAGTTCTGCCGTGGTTACCAGTGGCGTCAGTTGTGCGCGGATGTGTGGTTCTAGCCATTCGGCCAGCTCCAGGCAATCGAGCAGGGTGTTTGCAGGCACCCACGGGCGGCGAGCTAGGACGGTGCGCACCAAGTCGGGGGTCACGCCCGCGCCCCACAGTGACAAGCCACGGCGCGGCAACAAGCCTCCGTCACAGCAGTCACGGGCTGGCCTGCATCAATGCGGACCCAGTCATGTATGTCGGCAAGGCGCTCAAATCCATCAGCTACACGCGCGAGAAACGCCACCCCCTCTCCCTCAAGTCGGTCGGCCAATTGGCCACCACGGCGGCGGCGGGACTCGGCCAGGGGCACATCCAGCCAGAGGGTGAGATCGGCCTGCAGACCGCCTGTGGTCAGGGTTTGCAGCGTGTCGATCAGTGTTACCGGCCATCCCCTGCCATAGCCCTGATACGCGGCGGTCGATCCAGTGAACCGATCGCACAGCACCCAGTCCCCTCGCTCCAACGCCGGCCGCAGGACCGTCTCAACATGCTGGGCCCGGTCGGCTGCATAGAGCAGCAGCTCGGCCCTGGGCACGGGGGCCGCTTCCTCAGGAGTGTGCAGCAGCAGCTCCCGCAGGGCCTGCCCCAGGGCGGTTCCCCCAGGCTCACGACTAACAACCACGCCGGCGCCAGGGGGTATCAGGCCACTGCCAGGTAGCCATTCCCGCAGGACCTCCAGCTGGGTGGTTTTACCGCAGCCGTCAATCCCCTCCAGGACGATGAAGCGGCCACGGGCTGGGGTTGGGCTGGTCATCCTTCCCCCTCACCCTCAGGTGTTTCCAGCCCACGGGCATTGATCTGCAGCATGACCCGGCGCTCATCCTCCGGAGTCAGGCCAGCGGCGGCAATTGCGTCAACCACGGCGGCGATGGTCTTGCGCTCGGTGCGGCGTTCGGCGGCGGCATCGCTGAAGTCATCACGGAAGAATGGATGATGGGTCAGGAACCAGGTGGCAGCCGTGGTGCTGCCGTTGGAGGATTGTTCCTTAAGATTGGTAAGGTAGTTTTTGCCCGTATTTATCCATCCTTCATGGATGGTGTTACGAAACTGTGCTCGCAAATCATCGTCCGGGAGGTCTTTCCCTTCTTTGATCCAGCAGTGGGCAGTCTTCCTGCTGATTCCAAGGCTTGCCGCGATCATCGTCACGGTCGCTCCTGCTTCCGCCATGGTTCCAGCCCCCTTGACCATGGCGGCTGTCAGCAAGGATGGGCGGCCACCGGCTGACACAGGCGATAACGCGGCGTTACGGTCGTGCATAGTCTAAGCCATTCCTGCAGTTTATGAAAGGCAGCAAATCGTCAAACTTTCGCCAATGTCACACCATCCGCCTGCCTTTGGTACTTGCCATCACCGTAAGCGTTCTCACATGGCATCCCCTCAAAGAACAGTGCCTGACAAATGCCTTCGTTTGCGTAGATGCGGCAGTCAGCCCCAGATGAGTTGCTGATTTCCAAGGTCAAGTAGCCTTCCCAGCCGGCCTCCCCTGGGGTGAGGTTGACGATGATCCCACAACGTGCGTAGGTGCTTTTGCCGATGAATTGAGCGGTGACGTTAGGCGGGAGCTTGAGGTATGGGATTACTGCACCCAGGCTGTAGGTGTGACCGGGGAGGATGAAGTAGTCGCCAGCCCGTTCATCGTGGTGAAGCTCTGCGTGAGCCAGGCAGCGGTCATCAAAGTTCTTGGGGTCAACGATCAGGCCAGGGACGTGCCGGAAGACGCGGAAGTCCTTGGGCGAGAGCGTGAGATCGTAGCCGTAGGAGCTGGTGCCGTAGCTGATGACCGGGCGCTCGTAGGTGTCCCACGGGGCACCAGGAAAATGCGCCTCCACCTGCCGGATCTTCCCCGGCTCAAACGGGCTGATCATGCCCTGCTCCGCAAGCTGCCGGATGCGCCAATCGGGGATCGGTCCGGCTGGGCTGGGAATGTGGATGGGGCCGGGGCCTGGAAGGAAGGTTTCTTGCTGTTCGGGTGTGGTGGTCATTTGGGTTCGTAGATGGTGCGGGCCTTGTGCTGGGCAATCTGGCGGAGGTCCGTCCAGTAGGGCGCTTCGTGATCGGGGGGCAAGATCAACGCCTCGGGAATGCCGGCGGTGTTGCGCACATTCAGGATGCGCAGGCCCCAGCCGGGTTGCTTCGGGGTGGTCATTGTTGCTGACAGGCTTTGTAGCGACGGCGAAGACTTGCCGCTTGCCACACTCTGCGAATAAAGCACAGGTATAATTCGCGCTTGTAGCGAGCCATAGCAAGCCGTTGCCGAGGTGTGGTGCCATCATGGATCTGAGATGGCTGCTGAACGGGCTGCGACCCCCCATGCGGGTGACACTCAACCCCATCAAGCCAGTCAGCGGTAGTGCTGCTACCACCGTGCCGCTCGCGCAAGATCTGGGCAATGGCATGGGCGGTGGCGGCAGAGCTTTGGCGACAGGCGTTGCATGGGGCCTTGCATGGGCTTGAACCAGGCAAAGACGCAACGCACACCGCCAGTGCCATCCGGTCGGAGTCGGTCAGGCTGGCCGTTTTGTCAGGAAATTGGTCGGTCATGGCTTCAGTAGGAATAAACAAAGGGGGTAGCGGCCTATTCAATCCGCTCCCATGCGTTGGCCATGTCTTTGCCGGTGTCGCAAATCCCTCGCCATTGGGTGCTGTGTCGGTTATGCAATGCCCGCAGCCTGGCGATTCCGCGTTGGATCTTGTCCACCTGCCAATCCTTCCCGCGATGTGATCGCCAGATGTCCCCGACCCGGAAGCGATCGGCAATGGGTGGCGCTTCGGTTGT